TAAAGTCTCGCCAAGGACGATGTTTGGGAGGTGGGAAATCTCCAAATCCGACATCATGGAGCGGTAATTCATATTCCAAATCGGATATTGGGCCATGCTTTCGTCGTACTGACCGAGAAACAGCAACGCTTGCCACACGATCAAATCATGGAATTGCACCGGCATATTCGGAATACTGACGTCCACGGTTAGTTCCTGCGGCGTCTTGCGGTATCTGGCATGGATCGTTGTGGCCGCGTCCGGGTTTGGGTACAGGACAATCTGTCCTGCCTCGTCAACCGAGTAATATTGCGGCTTCCCGGCGACTGAACGCGCAGACCCGACCATGAAGCGGTCGTAGAACGTGTTCCAGTCAAGCGGGAGAAGGAATGCTTCGTCGGAAACGCCGGTTGCGGTGAGGTATGCCGAAACAACGCGATCGCGCAGAAGGAACCTTGACAGGTCCGTCACGGATAGATCCGTGCCAGAATAAGCCTTGGTTCCGATCACAAGGTCAGTTTCAAACTCACCCTGCAGCCAGAGCCATGCCTCATGCTTGACCTGAATGGCCCTGTAGGCGGATTGCACCCACCCTACGATGTCACGAAGCCGGCCGGATTGTGCGAGTACGGTCGTTGGCTGAGTGCCAGAAACCGTACCGCTTTCCTGCGCGACTTTTTGGGCCAATTCGAGGAATGAACTCATCAGTTATAGCTGATGATGGAATAGGAATGAATTGGCACATCCTTATAGGTGGTCAGGGTGCCGTTGGTGTCAGTGCGCCAGTCTCGCTTGACGGCGTTTTTCAGCGCCTCAAGATATGGGAGAGTGATAACTGACGGCACACCGCGAGGCACCAACTGAGCGCGACAATTGACGGAAAGCCATACGGGTTCTGTGCCGCCTGGGGTTCCATCCTCGTTGATTTCAATGGTGACGGTCTTGAGGGATCCAATCTCGTCGGCTGTCAACGGCTTTTGGGCAACGATCGGCGCAACGTCTGGAACTTCGATAGTTTCCTTGTCGAAACCAACGGCGTCCATGCGGGCCAGAATTTTTTCAACTCCAGCGCGGTGGTCAATTTCGATCCCAAGATTGGTGGTGGCAAATTCAGCGAGTTGCGATGCCGTAGCGTCTGCAAGGCGAATGATTTTCATTGTGGCTGTCCTGTAAGGAGCGCACGCGAAATCGTTCGAAATAATTCAATGCGAATTAAACCGAATGATTTTTGATGGCGATTTTTAGGATGGGGAATGCGGAAAAGGCCGCCCCGGTTAGGAGGCGGCCTTGATCGTGGTGGGGGTCAGGCTCTTACACAGTGGAGAGCGCGACTGCCCCTGTATTGAGGACGATGCGCCCGTTGCCGGAACCATCGAAGAAGACCAACAGGCTTTCGGCCGGCGCGTTGAGCGTGGCCGTGTTGTTGGTTCCATTCCATGTTCCAGAGGCGAGCGTGACGGTGTGTGCCGCCGTGCCCGATGCGGAGGTATCGACCACATAGAACAAGCCAGCATGATCCGCAGCGTCAACAATGGTTGCCGCGATGATGGTCGATGCGTGGTTGAGTTCCAGCGACTTGACGCCGGCAGTAACGGCAGCGGTTGCCGTCATAGCCTGGTTCTGGCCCTGCAGTTCATTCTTGCTTAGGCCGGTAAGGATCTTGGCCAAATCGGTCAAAGATCCCCGTGCGGCCTGCGCGATGTGCTGCATGGCGCTTGCGCGAGTGAGGAAAGTCATATTCAGCCCTCCTTATGCGTTCGCAACGGCGATGTAGTAGTAGACCTTGGCGCTCTCGGACAGGTCCGTGCCAAGCGTCAGGCCAACGCTAGTCAGCCCGCCAGTGCCTGCGTAAGCCGTGACGCCATCCGCTGCGTTGGTAACGACCGCAGCGGCGGTATCAACCGTGGTGTCGGCTGCCATGCCCAGATACCATTCATGCAAGATGTCGCCATCCGTGATGTTGGTCGATTTGAAATAGTCGGGAGCGAAACCAAGCTCCAACACGATAGCAGCGCCGGTTCCGGTATAGGTTCCGATTTTAATTTGACCCTTCATGGGATCATCCTTTCAAAGAAAATGGGGGAGTGCTGGCGGGCTGCATGGCCCGCCAGATTAGAACCCTCAGAGGGCGGTGACGGCCACTTCAAGGCGCTGCATCCAAGCCTGGTTCAGGATCAGAGACGCATGGTAAGCCTTCCAGCCGACCACGCCTCGCTGGCCAAGTGGGTCTTCCTTGGTCTTCAATCCAACAGGGATGATCGACGGGGAAACCGCACCATGGCCACGGAGCGCCACGTTGCCGAAAGCGTTCTCACCGAAGTAGATGACAGGGTAGACATCGGCTGATGTGCCAGTCGTGCTTTCCATCAAGCCCTTGGCGCCGCCGCCATCAGCCCACGAACCAAGATCGGCAGAGAGGATGTAACGAACGTCCTCAACGGCGCCGATTTCTTCTGGACAGATCACGCTGCGATTGCCGTAGGAAGCCACGGGGATGAAGCCGGCAAGGCCACGGATGTCGTTTTCCAGATCGGTATGACCGACCGCGACATAAGCCGCTTCGATCGAACTGGTGCCGTATGCCTGCGAAGCAGAGAGGATCTTGGTGATCTTCTTGGCCTTCTGCGTCTTGAGTGCGCGGATAATCGCACGCTGCTTGCCAAGCGTGATGATCGTATTCACATCAGTACGGGCAGAGCCGTTGGCGTAGACGACCGCTGTGCCGGCGCGAACGACGCCGAAGTTCAGGGCTTCCATGGTGCGGCCGATATTATCGCCGCACTGCTCGGAAGCGTCATTGAGAACCGGATCTTCGTGAAGGTCTTCGATGACATCGGTGATTTCAACGACCTGGCCGTACTGCTTCAAAGATACCGAAACATCTTCGTAGGCAAAGGCGGTGGCGGTTGGGGTCACGCCCTCGACAAGAGGGGTATCCGACGCGGTGAACGTGATCGGCCGGCGAAACTTGATAGTCGCGCTCTTGTTTGTAGGCATAGGCTTGGAAGTCGCAAACTTCTCAAGGATCATGGTTGGCATTGCGTGTTCGAGCATCTTGCGCTCGGCGTAGACGTTTGTGCGTTGCGAAATGCCGCTGCTGTCAGATTTAGTGGTCATGGTTTCGCCCTTTCAAGGCAAATCCGCACCTGTCCCTAGCGCCGCTTTTGCGCGTCTCGTCTTTCCATTTCATTCCACATCGAGCCGGTATCCCCTTCTTCGGGGATGTCAGCGATAGAGCCTGCGCGGCCTGATCTGGATGGAGATGACGAGCCGGCCAATTGGCGGTCGCGTCGGGAGTTCTGCGGGGATGTAGATGGCGCTGGCTTTTGCAGCGCGGTAAGGTGATGCTTGAACGCTCCAACAACCTCGATGGCCGCCTGTCCGTCCACGATGGAATTTTCATTCCGCTGAACAGCTTCCCGCATGTGCCTGGGTTGGTCTTCTGCCCATTGCAGAAAAGCCTGACCGTTCGCCTTGAGGGTGTCCTGCCAATCCGGGTGGGTCTGTGCAAGGACGTTGGTTTCTCCCTCGATGATCGAGTTCAATTCCTCTTGCGCTTCCTGGGATCTGGCACGTTCTGCATTGTTCAGCCGTTCCATCCTGCTTTCCATGTCCTGAAAGGCAGCGGATACGGGGCCGGCAACTTCGGGGTAGTCTTCTGCGAGAGTTTCCAATTTGCTGGCAGACTGTCGCTCGGCCTCAACTTCGGAGGGCTGCTGGATCTGCTTCTGCAGTTGGGAAATGCGTCTTTGCGAGGCGGCGACACGGCCAACTTCGGAACTAACGCGGTGCTTCAAGCGGTCCACTTCGGCTTGTGATGCCTCGTAGGACTGGCGTAATTCGGGGTCAACATTCACCCATTTGTCTTCGACTTCATCCGTCCGGTCATCCTGCCCATCAGCCTCATCAACCTGATCGCCTGGCAAGCGTTCCTCTTTCAGAGGTGGCTCATCGGCGGTCTGATTGTCTTCGGCGTTAAGCTCGGCCCAAATTGCAGCGTCATCGACTTCTTTATCGACTTCTGCATTTTCGGACACAGGTTCGCGATCGTCTGGCTTAGACGTTTGGTCAGTCATGTTTTCCTCGGGGGATTAGGGCGGCTACTGCGGCCCTTGGTTAACCGAATGCGGATGGCTGATTAGAGCGTGTCCACAAACGGGATGTCCGGGGTGACATCGGCTAGCGTGAGGATGTCCCTCAACGCGGCAATGCGCCCTCGTAAGTTCTCGGTCTTGGCGGCATCAAGCCCTTGGGCTTCAAGATTTCGCTGCAAGTCGTCTATAATTTCATTGACCGTCTTGTCGATCACGCGCCAGGTCTGGCTTTGAGGCTCAACGCGGGTCAAAGTGTGCCCCCACCAGACGGCCCCATCTGACGGGATACGCTGATTTCAGCCGCAAGAGCGCGTTCCTTGCTGTCGATCTTCATTTGCTCGATGCCCAGCTTGTTCTGGAGTTCTTCAACAGTCATGTTGAACTCCTCGGCCAGCTTCATCATCTGAGTTTCGCGGTCCAGAGTTGCCAGCTTGAGCTTCGTATCGCTGTCCAACTGAGCAAGCTCACGCTTGAGCGCAAGCTCGTCGTCGCGGTACTTCTGGTCTGCCGCAGTCGCTTCCGGGTCTTTGGCCGGCCCAGCCTGCGCCTGCATGGCCATTTGCTGCTCTTGCTGCGCCTTGTCGTCGGCCTTGGCCAGAGCAAGTTCAATCTCGGTGTCAGATAGCAAAACCTCGTCGGCCGGGATCATGTTGGCCTGGAATACCTTATTCAGCATGTCCCTGTTTTTCAGCATCAAGCCGTAGACCGGGTGGCCGCCAAACTGTGTGGCCATCATCAACAGGTTCTGAGCCTGCATTTCGCGAACCAGAAGGACGGATGAACCACGGGCGTCCACGTTGTAGTCGCCCTTGATTTCTTCCTTCTTGGAAAACTGCATATTCCAATCGAAGAAGCGCCGAATGATTGGCGTCGTCATGTCGTCATCGAAGCCCTTCACAACCCGGCGAAACACCACGTTGGCGCTGTTCATGAGCATTGCCATGCCCTGCGCGGTCTTGGTTACTCCGGTGCCTTGCTCGCCCTGCGCCATGGCCGGCATAGCGGTCATGTCATCAATGAAGGTCTTGGAAAGCGTGATGATATTGGAAAGCTCAACCTGATGGTTGGGAACGTCAAAGGTTTCAAAGGCCCGCTTGTCCTGCGGAATGCCCTCTTTTGCCCACCAAATCTTGCGCGGTGAGAACTCCCACACGCCGTCACTCGGTTCGACCTGACCCTTGGCAATCAAAATCTGAGGACCGGACGAAAGGCCCGAATTGTCCATCATCGCACGCCACGCGGCGTTCAAGGATTTCTGCGGATCGCGCATAATGTCGGGAATGCCGTATCCGTGAATGCTTTCTTCGTCCTTCACCAGATTGAAAACCGAATACATGCTTTCGCCGCTATCCATCGGATAGATAGCAAATTTCAGCACTTCGCCTTGGCAGAACCAGACGATTGCCTTGACGCTGGAAAGAGGATCAACCTCGTCCATGTCCGCTGCAGTATCTTCCTGCCCAACGGCTAGTGCCAGGTCGCGCATATCCTCGGCCTCAATCGGGCCGGAATATTCCCATACCTGATATACATCCTTGTTGTTCTGCGTGTGGGCCTCGGAAATGCCGCGCAGCTTGGAAAGGTAGGACGGCTCTGAGCCGGTTGGTGTCGATCGAAGCAGGCGCCGGATCGCGTCTTTCTCAAACCCAGACAGCAAAGCAAGCTCACGCAACTGCTTCTTGTTCATGAGGTGGAGTTCATAATCCCCCTCGCCTTCCTGAACAGTGCGTGCGTCAGGGTCAGGATAGTACGACCAGACATTCACCCAGCGGATCGAAGGCTGATCGCCCTCGGCCATGCTCAGTTCAAATTTGTCACCCTCAACGGTCTTCCCGGTTTCAAGGTCTGTTGATTGGGGCTTCTTCCAGCCCTTGCGGATCCGATCGCCAACAACCGGGCCTTTTGCAACCCCCGTGCCCACCTTGCAGGCGTCCTCGATCACATCACGCATTGCCGCGTGGTATTGGCACTCTGTAAGCTGATCCTGAATTTCCTTCTGCATATTGGCTGCGCGGCCGCGAGCTTCCCTCATGACCTCGTAGGCAACCTGCACAATTTCTTCCAGCGCGTTCGCTTCGTCCTCAAGCTCCTGGGTATCCGCGCCGTCTTCTGGCGCCACGCCACCCTCTTTGGCCGATGCTATTTCCTTTTCGCGCTTCATGTCGCGGATTTTATCGCGGATTTTCTTGGCAGCCTCGGCCGCCATGTTGGATTGGTCCGTCAGCGTCGGGACCGGCGTTGGGAAGATGCCCCAATTCAACTCGTCGGTCGGGAATAGCAGATCCATCAGCCGCGCCGACATGCCGTCCGTCTTTGGACGGGTCAGATTGATGTTCAGCTTGGAGTTCTTGCCCTTTTTCAGGGATGCTTCGGTCGAGGCGTCATAGCGGCCATGGTACTGGAGAAGGTTCTCAAGCATACGGCGCTCGATAGGCTCACGACGACTGACGCGCCGGCTGGCCTCTCCGTCCAGCTTGTTGATGATAGCTTCCATGCGTTCAAGCAACGCTTCTTTGGCGTCGTCTGTCTCCGCACCGCTATCCATCTTCAAGAGTTGCGCCATTAATATCCAGCCTGACTATCGCCCACTTGGGCAGGGATGAGGAAGTCGTCCCTCATGGATTGAACGGATGCCACCTTCTTGCCGCTCATGATGAGATAGCGAAGGCAATCCATTAAGTGATCGTGGCGCTTGACAATTTTGCCGTTGTCGTCACGCCGGTACATCCGGTATTCGGTCTTGAAATTCCCCAACGTGGAGAAGATTTTCAGCCGTCCAGTGCTTAGAAGCTGCCAGACCTCATACAACCCGGCCTCAACCTGGTTGTCAGCCGGCAACAGGCTCAGTCCAAGCTCCCGGTAGGTCACGATAAGCTGGCGGCCATCATCTTGTGTGCGGCCACGGGAGGCAGGGTCAATTACGCCCTTGATCCAAGAGCCACGGGCCTTGATAGCCTCGGCATGGATGGGCGGGACGGCCTGGCCCCGGTAATGCTCGGCATAGAGATAGCAAGACCCATCTGCAGGATCCCACGCGCCCCAAATCGCCGCAGTCCGGTTCCAGCCAACGTCAAGCGCATAGGCACGCTTCCAAAAGGCGGGAATGGCAAAGGGGGCAACCTCAATCTCGCCAATGGCAACCGGGTAAATGGCGCCAGACCCAAGTGAGGGAATGCCCTGCGATCGTGCCTCACGCAAATGCGGAGGGGTGGAGGCAAGCAATTCGCGCTGCGTCCGCTCGTCAAGGTGAGGGACATCAGCCCAACCGGCCATGACAGTGTAACGCGACGGCGTGATTTCAGGCATTATCGTCCATGTCCTGCCGGCGCCGCGCTTGGTCGTTGTCGTAGATGCTCGTCGGCATGTCCTCTGGCGGGAATAGAGCGAACATCTTAGCCACCAGAGCATCCGACCTGGCCTTGGTCTTCGCGGTGAATTTGCGCTGCATCTCGGCCATCTCGGTGGCGGTGAGCACATGGTCAAAGGTCATATCGCTGTCTCATCCTTGGCGATGAATTGCATCACGGTGTCGCTCAATCCCTCCAACGGGGTGAAGGTCATCGCAACCCGGCCGTTGGTCGTGGCCGTCCTGATGACAACCTCGCCGTAAACTTCAATCGGTGGCTCCTCGTCCAGCCATACCCAATCTTGAGACGTACCCTCAAAAGAACCACGACCCTGTTGGTATGACTTCAAACCAAGTGTGGACCAGCCGCCCGAAATGTGCTGCACCTGGACGTTATCAACCAAGTCCTGCACGCCCTGCTTCCATGAGGGGTTGGCAAGCAAATAACCCGGAACCATCCCGGTTCCAGTCGTCGTCTTGCGTGCCCCGTCAAAGGATATGCTGCCAAGCAACACAGTCTGAACAATGTCTCTCGTGGTTTCGTTCGTCTTGCCCGCAGCCCAAGCCCGGATAGGCTTCGTAAAGCGATAACCCGGCCACCAATCAGGGTACAAACCCGTCAAGTGGCACGTAGTCTCGTAGGCGCCCATGCCGTAGGTCTTGCCAACTCGGTTCGCGCACATCGCGCAGCGTTCCCGGTAGTCAGCCCCAGCACCAAAAAATTCCAAGTGCTTCGCATACTTGCTTCGGGCGTAAATCATCGAGCCGTCAGATTGCTTCGTGTCCTCGGCCGGAAACATCCGAAAGAACTGGCTCTGGCTTTCCTTAACCCGCCAGGCCGCCATCGCCTTGGCCAAATCCGCAAGACCCTCTTGCGATAACCCGGCCAAGTCCTTGTCGGTAAGCTCTACGCCGTCAACGAACATGAGCTATGGAAGCCTCACGCATTCGCTTGCTATAAACCAGCGGTCTGTAATGCGGATCAGGAAGGTGCCCGTGCGGGTGCTGGTGCGCTCGATAGCGCCATAAGCGTCATCCGGTGATGACATCATCGTTCCGATCTTAAACATACAGCGCCCCTAGTGTGGAATTACCTTGGGTGCGACCTTGCCGGCCATGCCAAGAATGATGTCTCTCAATGCCTCACGCCCCATGTCCTCATAGGTGTGCTTCACGTTGATGGTCGATTGCTCGTTGAAAGCCTGGATCGAAACGTGCTTGCCAATAATCTCAAGTGCCTTCGCCGCGCCCGATGCGTTGAACTGGAAAACCTGACGGCCATCCTCGTCGATGACTGTCTCGCCCTTCCGGTCCTTCATCGGGGAAATCTCCTGCATGCAACGCTTGTGCAACTCAACAGCCTGCGTCAGCACGTAGTCAGCCTTTATCTCAAGCCGCTTCTGACGCGCAGCCTTGCGCTTATCAAGCTCCGCAGCAATGACCGGGGACTGCAACAACGCATGCCCAATCCTACTGGCCGTCTTCATGCTGTAACCCGCCGCGCCGGCCGCCCGTGTTGCGTTCAGGTCCAAAAGATACTCGTCAATGAAAACACTCACCTTCGGGGTGATCTTCTTGAAGCCGACAGCCGGGACCGCCTTAGCCTTGTCAGGTGGGGCAACCCGCTTCACACCCAAGATGTCGTCCTTTCAAAAAAAACACCGGGGCAGCCGCAAAACGATTTGTGCGAACCATCATGTGCTGCCCCGGCTGACTTCCCATGGAGGCGGGAACTGAATTTGGGAGGCTGCGAAAAATACGCCGCCGATTTTTTGGAACGGCGAATAGGGGTAGGACCGCTCCTATTTTTCGGACCCCGTGAGAAATCCCAGCGCGGGAAATTGTGGGGTATATATACACGGGGGCGGCGGGGCCACCGGGCCGGACGCCATGCCCTCGATCAACCCCCACCCCCTGCGAAACGATCCCGCAAGCTGGGGAAAAAGGCCCCATGCCGCCCCGAAGGGTGGACTGTAGGGTGGATAGAGCCAAACGATACAAGCAGCCAACCCAAGCAAGTCAAGGGCTGAGCCTAAACATTGGTGCATTGTTAGGGCAACGAACATCAGTGTGGGTGCTATATGAGGCATCACACTACGACGCCAAGCCACTGATACATATCAATCATTGTTGGAGCTATGGCATGAGTACCAACAAATGCACCAACAATGTGCAGAATAAGCGCAAGGTCTATGCTGGACCGCGTACCTTGCGAGCGGCCAACGGCGAGGGAGTAGCGCCACCAACTTCGAGCCAACAAGCCGCCAAGGCGGTCAAGCTGGAAACTTGCCTAACGGGTCGGGTCGGAACCACGGAACACCCAAATCACATTGGCACTATGACATCACGACATGACAAGATCGTGAACGGACAACTCCAGTTTCCCCAGATTATCGGTCATAACCCTGATTTTATCGGAACCTCTGGTCGACGTGACGGTGAAACGTAAAGCCCCAAGGACACGGTGACGACGAGAGAACGTGACATTCACGGGGTATTCACGTGATAACCGCCGCGCTGGCGTCTCATCATCACCGGCCAGCATTTCAGCCCATTCAGCGGATCTGGCAGCTTCGACGGCTCGGAGATCATCAATATCCCGGTCAGGGATGACAGCCACGGAGCCAGCCAGTTCCAAGGCATCAAGGACGCCTGGTTGATTTTTGACAGCCATCCAATCGCCAGGCGATCGCACAAACACATATCCCGGCAGGATTGGAACCCGACGATCAATATCAACGCC